CCCGACGGTCGCCTCGTGGGCGACGTCGACCTGGCTCTCCTGGATCTCCATGTTCTGCTCAATCGCGTCCTGGATGGCCCACTGCTTCTGGAAGCCCGCATCACCGGACCATTCGCCGAATAGCTGCCCCAGGGCGTTCGTGGAGGCGTTGAGGCTGGAGGTGACGGATTCAATCGACGACTTGTAGCGCTCCATCTGGGCCTCGGCCTGGGCCACCTGGACCTTGGCCTCCATCTCCAGGGCTTCCTGGGCGGTTTCGGCCTGGGATTCGATCTTAGCAATCTCTTTTTCGATCTTTTTTTCGTTGACCTCTGCCTCAGCCTTGATCCTTACTTTTTCCTTTGCCGCCTCCTGAGCCTTTTCTTGGGCGGTTTTCCCAGCCTCCTTAGCGGAATCCTTGTTTGCCTTGGCGTCCAGCTCGACGTGATGCTTGCCTTCCTTGATTGAACGGATGGCCTCTCCAAAGCCCATCACCTTTTTTTCTCCATCCTCCGCTGACCTATATGTACGCTCGATTTCAGCGCGATAGTCCGCCTGGCTTTTCTGTGCTTCATCAGTGGCGTTCGTTAGATCCCTCCAGGCTTCCTTGGTCTGCTTCGCATTCTTCTCTATCCTGTCGCTATACTCGTCCATCGTGTCTTGAAGATGCTTTGCAGCCTCCTCCACCTTCTCCCCGGTTCCGGGGATAGCTGCTAGGGCCTGCACGAATCCATTGATGGGATGGAGCACCTCTTGACCTAAAAAGGACATGAACGTCTGGATTGCGTTATGAACAAGCCGAATCCCGTCCCAGGTTCCTTCCATCGCCGTATTGGTTTTCTCGAAAACGCCCAGAACTCCGCCCATCGTGTCCGCAAGCTTTTGGATTGCTTTCGCTAAATCATCAGGTTTGGTCGGATCAAGCCCGTCAAACCAGAACTTGAACGACTCCCCAGCTTTGCGGGCGTTCTCCGCAAGGCCGCTAAAATCCACGTCTTCAAGCGCTTCCGGCATGGCATCAGACACTTTGCCGAGCCACTCCGCCAGGTCCTCGGCCATCTCGTTTATGGATTCAAAGAACTCCGAGGCTCCGCCGTCCTGAATAACATCCTGCAATGCGCCTGCTAGATCAGTTGCGGATCCAACCACATCAGTAAATGATTCCGCGACCTTCCCTCCGATTGTTTGAGCCAGGACTTTCCCTGCTGCCCCAAGGCGATCCATCTGGATGGAAGCCGCTTCAAGCCGGTTTTTGACTTCATCGGTGATCGACCCGGCAGCTTGCATCTGTGTATTATAGGTATTCTGAACTTGATCATAACTCGTCAGCGTAGCCAGGAGCTTAGCCGCGTGCTCGCGACCCGCGATTTGGGTCGCGATGTATGCTTGTTGGCTCTGATCCAATTCCCCAAAGTTTTTCGCCACATCACTTAGGATCTCTTTTCCTGAACGGAACTGACCGTTGGCGTCCTTCTGCTTGACGCCCAGGGTCTCCATCGCTTCCTGGACCCGCTTTGTGTCACTCTGGAGCTTGGTCAACGTGGTCTTAAACGCGGTCCCGACCCTGCGACCATCCTGGAACTTTTCGATCGCAGGCGTCATCACCGCCGCGATCTCTTCCATTGAAAAGCCCATGGACTCTGCGACGGGCGCGACCCGGCCCAAGGCCTCAGAAAGCTGTCCCGCGCTGGCAGCGTAATTGTTCGATACGGAGTTAATGGAGTCCAACTTGCGGCGGGCTTCATCGACCTCGACCCCAAAGCCTTTCATGACTCGGGTCATAGTCTTAGTAGCCTCTTGCATATTCAGCTCAGAGGCATAAGTAAGCGAAATAGCGTCCTCAGCCAAGGTCATGGATTCATCAAGATCGTATCCAGCCTGGACCCAGTTCGCCATTGAATCCACAATCTTCTCAGAGGCCACACCATACTTTACAGCCATATCCTGGGCGGCGTTCTTGGCTTCATCAAGCTGCTCCGGATGATCCCCCAGGACCTTCTCCAGGTCTTTGAGGCTACTCTCGAACGTAGCGAACTCGCCATAGGCCGCAGCCATGCCTTGGGCCAGCTTGCCGGAGAGCACAGCGCTCAGGCCTGCAACCGCAGCAGTAGCGGCCCCTGCAGCAGCCACAACCCCTCCGGCGACACCAGCGCCGCCGAGCACGCCACGAAACTTCCGGGCGGTCTGCGTGGCCATTCGGAATTGGCTACTGAGGCGATCCTCGCCGTTGAGAACGACATCCACCGTCTTGGTCAGGTCAGCCATTCGAGGTGCGCTCCTTGGTCTGGTAGTATTCCGCCCAGACCTCTGTCTCCAGCTGCGTTAGGAACCCCTGGGGAAACAGGTCCGGCCGGATCTCATACAGGAACCGACCCTTGTGATCAGCCAGCATCAGGCTGCATCGGACGTCCGGGTCCGCGAGGAGCCGTTTTTTTTTACCTCCTGCGCTCCCTGGCCGGTTAGCCGCAGGATCTCCTCGGTGATGTTGAAGAAGGCGATGGGCCAGCCCTTGGCGATCCGCTTCGCGCCTTCCTCGTCGATCTCCGGGTCCACGGTTCCGTATTTCATCGTCTCGATGCGACGGACCAGCTCGTTGGGCAGGGTGGTGGACACTCCCAGGGCCTCGCGGATGGCCTCGATTCGGTCCTGAGTCCCCTGGTCCGCGGTGGACAGGGCGTTGACCACGTCCTGCATGTTGGCGTGCCTGTCCATCGCCTCGCGGACCAGGGCCATCTCCCGGCCGTAGAGTCCGCGCACCCGAAAAATTGGCTCTTCTCTTTCCTCGAAGAAGCCCTGGAGGGCCTCGGCCCGGACTTCGCTGGTCCGGGCCTCGATTTCCGCCTTTTTGAGCGCGTCAAGATCGAATGCCATTAGGCGACCTCTCCCTTAGCCTTCTCGGTGGCGCTGATGGTGAACTCACCCTGGTTGTAGTCGCCGGCGGGGAAGCTGCGGCTGATACCAAGCTTGCCCTGGCACAGGTAGTACGGATCGGCATAGCGGTCCGGATGGAAGCGGATCCAGACAAAGTCGTCCACCACATCCATGATCCCGTCGGTGATGCCCTCCTTCAATCGGGCCGTGAACGACCCTTGTCCCAGGGACGTGGACACGGAGGCCAGGCTCCCGTTGTAGACCTGAGTCGTGTTGACGCTGTGACTGTTCTCCGGCAGCACCATGCCGCTCGCGTAGGGCTGCTCAACGAACTTGGGCTCATACCACTCCGCATAGACCGCCTTGGTCTCTTCGGTCGATCCGCCGTCGTCGGAGTGGATCGTGGGCATGGGCCATCCGGCCTCGGCCTCGCCGCCGTAATGGACCGGCTCCACCAGAGGATAGTCGTAGCGCTCCAGGCTCTCTCCGACGAGCTGGCGAATCTGGCTCGACTCGAGCTTGGCGCTGGCGCTGGTCTTCATGCGGACCTGGGCGATCTCGATGCTGTCTGTCGGGATATAGGGCGGGCCGCCTTCCGTGCCGCGCTCGGCCGAGAAAGTTTGATCGGTAGCCTCAGTACCGGTTACCTCGGTCAGAGAGCCGGTGCTATCCACGGTGATCGAGCTGATGACGGCAACATCCGTGCCGGGCCGGGTCACGGACACGGTCCCGCTCGCCACGCTGGTCTTGACTCCGGCCAGGAAATCAGTTTGCGCAGCCACGGCCACCGTGTCATTCGAGCCACCGGGCGTTACTTCGCCGCCGGTGATCAGGCCGTTGGGCCGGACCTTTGACTGGTACGCATAGCGTCCGGACCATAGTTCCGAGGGAGACTCGAACACCTTATGATCTCCGCTGTCCGTGAGCTTCTGAAACTCATAGAAGGTGAAACCAGCCTCGTATTCGACCTTTGCATTCTCGCTTGTCTTGGGCATGACGTGCCTCCATATAGGATTTTACGTTGGTTGACTGTAGGGATCACCGAGAACGGTGATGTAGGTGATCTCTATGCTCATCTGGACCCAGAGCAGCTGGTCCTCCTTGGCCGGATAGTCTTCGATCCCGCCGCTGGAGTAGACCAGGGACTCGATCCGGCTGATATTGTCCCGCCCTCCGATCAGGCAGGAGAGCAGATCGCCCAGGACCTGCTCCCCGAGCACCGAGGCATTGTCCCCGCCTAGAGAATGCACCGCGTCGATCTGCACAGGCATGGTGAGCACCTGGTCTCCGTATTCCCGCTCCGCGGACTCCACCCCGGGCTGGACGAACACGGCCGCGGCCTGCTGGGTCATGTCCACGGGAATCAGGCCCCGCTGCACGATCTGGCCGACGCTCGTGTTGTATCCGTTGACGATGGTGAGGGTCTCCAGCTGCGCCACCAGGTCCTGGATAATGAGCTCCCGGATCGTGTCCGCCATGGTCTAGATCCTTTGTCTATCCAGCAGGCGATCAACCTGGCTGGCCAATTCCTTCTTGAGCCGCTGCCGGCCGGTCTCCTCCACAGCGCCGATCACCTCGGGGCGGGAGGTGATGTCCTGGATCCGGGGACCGTGCAGGGCCTCTACAGGGTATTTGTATCTCTCCGGCAGGGCGGCGTATTCCATCCAGGGCTTTTTCTTCTTGGAGCCGATCTGCCCGGCGTTCTCCGCCGTCTTCTCCCGCCAGAAGACCATCATGTTCCCGTGCTTGCCCTTGGCGATGAATGCGCCCCGGATCGTCTTGCGTCCCTCGCTCTTGAGCACCCGAACTGAGACGCCGCGTTTTTTTTGCTTCGCTTTGAAGGAGTGAAGGCTGACCGGCTGCCCCTTGGATGTCACACGCCCGGAAAAATCGTTCATGCTCGCCCGCTTGGCGATGTGGATGTCCTTCTTGATCCGACGCTGCGGGAGCGCAATAACCTTCTGCGTCTCCCGGGCCATGGAGGTCTTGACCCCCTGCAGGGTCCGATTGACCGCGCTCTTGATCGCACGGGGCGCGCCGTTGCGGATCCCGTCCAGCGCCCGGACGGTCTCCCGCAGATCGGATTGATCCACTCTGATGTTGACGCCAGTTGCCATGATCGGCTCCTAGGGCACGGCGGTCTGCGTATCCAGGGACACGGTCCAGATATATCCGTCGCTCGATGGCGACTCGGAGATCACGTAGCTGGTGCCGTCGTAGTCCACGCGCTCCCCGGCCTGCAGATCGCTGCCCACCTCGCTCTCCAGCAGCTCGCCTGTCAGCGCCGCGATGGTCAGCTCCGGATAGTGGACCTGGGATCGGTTGCGGCCGGTCACGTAGAGTCTGCAGTCAATAGGGTCGCCGCCCTCGGGATAGTAGGTGGCGTTGGGGTCGGACCCCACGAATGCCTCGAAGAGCTGGAGGGATGCCTCGCGGAATGGATCGGTCATGTGTTACCCTCCAAACGCATCTCTTCGTCTTCCGGCAGGCCCCTGGACGGACTCTGCGCCTCTGCCGCCTTGGCCAGCTCGTAGTGGATTCGGCCGATGTAGGCTGCATCTCCGGTCTCGCGCAGGAGCCGGATCCCGGCCTCCGCCCGCTGCACAGCGAGTTCGGCGCTGGGCGTGAGGACGAAGGCGCTGTTTTCGGCCATTATTCCTCGTCGGTCGGCAGGTCAGGGATTTCCCGCAGCTCGTTGTTGAGCTCGCGGAGCTTATCCCGCACCTGATCCTTGGTGTATTGATCCAGATCCTCTCCCTGCCGGCGATGCTGCAGATAGAGATCTATCCCGCTGATCAGGATCTGTGCGATGGCATTTGCGGTCATATTCATTGTCCGGCCTCCATTTCAGACAACTCCCGGGACAAGTCCCGCAGCTCCCGCAGGATAGTCCGTCTGCGCTCCGGGGCCGAGTCCCCGGCCAGAACCAGGTCGTTATATCTGATGATCCTCTCCTTGATGCGGTTCATGCTCGGAGCAATGTGCTCGCGCATCTCGGCTTGAGTCTCGGGCCCGACATGCTCGTAAGTGCCCTCGTATTGCCCATGAATGGCCTGGTAAGCCTTTCCCAGAGCCATGCCGCTTTCCAGGGCGGGATGCTCTGGCGCTCCCTGGTGCCCACAGCCAAGCCCCGCAAGGAATAGAGCAGCGATCAGAAGGACGGGGAGGGCAAATCGTCTCATGGTCTAATCCTCCAGATACGATTCGATCATGGACTTGACCGCGCTTTCCGTAAGGCCGAGTTGTTTGAGCCACTTGGGGGCCTTCTGCATTACGTAGTCATACGCCTGCTGGATAGCTTCGTTGTCGAAGTCCACCTGATCGGCAGCGTTCCCGAGCTTCTTTTTGGCCTGTCTTTTCCCCCACTTGACTCCGTCCATGATCTCGCCCTTGAGCTCATTGCTGATCTTGAGATCGGTGTTGGCCTGGAGCCAGCTGTTGGCCATCTTGATCCCGGCTCCTACTAGGCCGAGACCGATGACACCGAGAATTTCCATGATATAATCTTCCATGGCTATGCCTCCTGATTATTGTTTAACTAGCTTCAAGGCCTGCTGATGCATCTCCGCTGTCCGGCGCATCCAGCCCAGGCCGTAGTCATCCCAGATTCTCAGATCCGGATACCAAGTAGCCCGTCGCGCCACGTATTCCCAGAGCGCCTTGCGGACATCCATGGCCTCTGTCGCCGCCTTTGTCTTCGGGCCCCAGATCCCGTCCTGCTTCGTCCCCACGACGTCCTGCAGAAACGTCACCGCCTGCTCGACGCCGGTGTTAACGGCCGTGTCAAAAACCATGAGGTCCAGCCCCGCGGGAATTTCGTCGCACCCCGCGAGAGACCAATAATCCCGTCTGTAAATCTTGCGGGCTTTGTCCTTGGTCAGCTTGGAAATATTCAGCTTGGGATAAGCCCGCTTAGAGATCCCATATTTCGTCTCGCCCCCGGGATCGTTGGGGTCGTCTACGTGGCCACCCTCCCACTCCAGAACGGCGCGGATCGCTGGCTCAAAACTGTTATTCATTCTCGAATGCCTCCTGACATCCTATGCATCTTGTGCAGCCCGGCACAGCCTGGCGTCTGCGCTCCGGGATCCGCGCCCCGCAGTCCTCGCAGCACTCCAGGGACGGGCCCATGGGCCTCTCCGCGGCAACCCGGGCCAGGCTCTCCTGGAGATGGGCATCCGCTTGCTGTTGGGCGTAGTCGATCTGGTCAGCCATGGATCCCTCCTAACCGTCCGTTTCGCGCTCGTTGAGGATCTTCTGCTGCTGGTGTCGCTCGATGCCACTATGCACTACCAGGGCCCGGATCATGCGGGACTGGGCCTGTTGATGCCGTCGTATGGACTGTATCTCGGCAATGACCTGCTCGTGCCTGCCGGTCTCGTGCTGATGATTGGCCTCGCATTCCTTGCGGGTGACCACCTTGGACTGTGTCAGCTGCCTCACCGCGACTCCGACGAGCAACCCGACGATCACGGTAATAGAAGTGGTTTCCAGTGGGGTCATGTGCAACCTCCTCCTGAACCGGGCAGGGGAGTGGCCTCTGCCCGGTTGCGGAGAGGGCCGGCCTCGGAGGGCCTCTACTGCTTGAGCTTGACCGGGATGGTGGCGGATCCGCCGCTGGTTACACTGCCCAGGGCGTAGCCCATGAAGACGCCGTTGGCGGAGTCCACATTGATCTGGCT